CGTCCCCCGCGCCGCCGCGCTGCCCGCGGCGAACGTGTCCATCGGCGGGGTCTCGAAATCGGTCACCCTGTGACCGAAGCGCTCGAGGATCTGTTCCGTGGTGCGTGCCTCCGTGGCGGCCCCCATGGCATCCCCAACCGCCGCCCCATAAAACTGCAAGGAGGAATCATGGCGTATGCCCGTAACACCTGGAACAACGACGACCCTAAAACCCCTTTGTCGGCGGAGCGGCTCAACCGTATCGAGCAGGGCATCGAATCAGCCCACGTCACCGCTGACGCTGCGACTGTCGCTAGTGAAAGCCTGAAAACCCGAGTTGCTAGCCTGGAAAAGCTGAAAGACCAGCCCGCGCAGGTAGACCCGCAGGCGATCAAAACCGCAGTCACCGAAGCCCTCAAAGCCCAACCCCCAGTTGATCTTGGGCCGATCACTAAGCGGCTCACCGCACTAGAAACAAAACCCGTCAGCACTGTGCGTGAACAAGTACAGCAGTCTGCCCTGCGGGGCAGGCTTGCCGACCGGGCAGGAGTGAAAACCCGCGCCATTGGTGTTGGGTGGGAAGACACCTCGAACGCGGCTGACCGCGACTGGGCGACTATCGCCCAGAAGGCCATAGCGAAGGGGTACAACACGATTGACCTGGCTGTGGGCCGCCCCGAATGGACGCTCTTCCCATGGCCGGCCCACCCAGAGCGGGTGTCTATCGACGCTGGGAAAAACCCCATCCGGGACACCATCACCACCCTCCGGGCTGCTGGGATCGAGAACATTTTCCTCACCTTGGACATGATGATCTCCACCACACTGGGGAAACAGCCCGAGTGGAAGGCTGTTTCCCGGGATGGCACTATCCGGGACATGCCATCACCCGCGGCACTCACCAACCCAGGTGATATCCGGGACATGCTCGGCGGTGCTGTTGCCCAGGTTGCCGCCGAGTACGGGGACCTGATTGACGGCATCATCATCACCGAACTGTTTTGGGATTCCGGGTCGTTCTCCGCCCACGACCTCACCCTATACAAGAGCGATACCGGTGCCACCGACTGGCCGCGTCGGGGCGATGGTACCCCGCATGAGAGCAAGGAATACCAGGAGTGGTTGACCACGAAGATGGCTGATTTCATCGGCTACTGCCGCGGCCTGACCGGGGGCATCCCCCTCATCATGGACGTGCGTGCAAACTGGGCCACCCCGGTAGCCGGGGATGTGGGCAGTGGCCATGACTATTCCAAGCTACTGCGGGTTGCTGACGAGCTCCAAGTGTGGGCCTACTACACGACCGGTGATGAGGCGAAAGCCACAGCATTGTCTGCTGCGTTGGATAGGCAGTGGCCGGGGCGGATCCGCACCGCACTAGGGCTATGGTCAGCAACCCCTACGTCCGTAGGCCAGGTACTCACATCCCTCACTGGTGCCCACCGGGTGCAGGTCACCCCCTACTCAAAGATGGGCTCCCTACTCTAAAGCCCGGATAATCCCCATCAATCACCGCGGTAAGCACTATCGCCTACCGCGGTTTTTTCGCCGCCCCCATGAATGGAGACAAATAAATCATGCCAAGAAAAACCACAACTAGTGCCGCGAAAAAGCCCCAAGCCGCCCAGGCCACGGATCTGGCAGGGGACCGGTTTGAAAAATTCCGCGCCCGCGGCATGGCCATGCAAAACCGCGCCGGGCATCGCCGCCGCACGTTTGTGACCGATGACCCGTTTGTGCTGGGTGAAGAGTATGGTTTCACACCGCCGATTGAGATCCAAAAGCCGGTCTACACTGATCGGCTTGCTATTGAGGAGATGTCCCGCGCCGGCAACGCCACCGGTGTGCTACGACTCCTTTTCAAAGATGACTACCGCCGCTTCCTGGCCGCCCTGAACAGTGTTGGTGATGATGCTGAGGAAGTGGCCATTGGCGTATTTATTGACATCCAAGCCCATTTCTACGGTGAGGGAATCGTTGACGAGCTGGTCACTTTCCCTATGTAACCGGCCTCATCAACAAGTACGGGCCGGAAATCAGGTGGGATCTCCATCACTATTTAAATATCGACCTTGATGATTTTCTGTGTGGCGTACGGCATTGGGCGACGTTTATTGAGCTCCTAGAACAGTTGCCGCCAGGGTCGCACTATCTGGCGGCTCTCGCTGACGATGATGATTTGGCGGAGCAGGTGCTGCGGGATCGGAAAGAGAACCCGCATGCGCCCCCGTCGCTGCGGGAGTGGGACGGCACCCAAGCGAAACTCACGCAGCTGATTGAGCTCACTCAGGCCCTGTGCGCTATCACAGCCCGCCTGGAGACGGCGCTGCCGCCACCACCCCGCCCAATAACTGCCGCTGACCGCCTGGAGCAGCAGCAGCGGAAAGCTGACATGAATGATCTGCTCACGGGTCTGCTTGGGGATCGGGTAGAAAACCGCTAAACAACCACAACAAAAAACGGGGGTGTTGGTTATGGCTGAGTACACTGCAGGGGTTGCGAAAGTTGAGATCAGGCCGAATCTTTCGGGGTTCTCCAAGCGACTGAAAGCGGAGCTGGAGCGGATCAATGCCCAATTTGGCGTGGAGATTCGCCCGGATTTGAGCGACTTCCGGGAGCAACTACGCGCTGAAATGGCAAACCTCCCTACCGCTGAGATTGATGTGGATGTGGATGCCGCTGCGGCCAAGGGGAAGATCGCCCAGCTGGGCCGGGACCAGAAACTCACGATCCAGGCCGAGGCAGATACCACAGACGCCAAGTCGGGTATCGAATACCTCACCCGCCCACAGAAAGTCACCGTCGAGGTTGATGCTGATACTGCCCCCGCTAAAGAGCGCATCGACCAGGCCGCTAAGAAACGCCACACCACGGTTGAGGTTGATGCGGATACCGCGGCAGCGAAAGCAAAGATCGCTGCTGCCGCCCGCGACCGTAAAGCCAAGATCGACGTGGACACAGGTGGCGCCGCAGCTGGGTTGTCATCCATGGCCACCCAGGCTGCTGGTGCCGCATCATCATTGGGCATGGTAGCAGCTCAAGCAACTGGCATCGGCATCATTGGCGTTGCCGCGGCCGGCTGTATCGGCCCCCTGGCGTCTGTAGCAGCCGCGGCCTCCGGCGTGATCGGTGTACTGGGCGTACTCCCCGGCATAGCCGCATCTGCCGCGGCCGGCCTGGCCACCCTAGGCATCGGCCTGAGCGGTGTTGGTGCGGCGTTTTCCGCCATGGGGAAATCCGCCGGCGGCGCAGCCGACGACACCGCGGACAAGCTGAAGCAATTGCAGCGGCAGGTGGAGTCTGCCGAGCGCGGCCTGGTGCAGGCCAATCGTCGGGTAGAAGACGCCGAACGTCGGGTAGCTGACGCGCAGAAGAACACTCGGAAAGCCCAAGACGCCCTCAACGACGCCCGTAAAGAAGCCGTCAAAGACCTGAAAGAGCTCAAGGGTGAGCTGGAGGACGCAGCCCTAGGGGAAGAAGAAGCCGTCCTGGCTGTTGCCCGCGCCCGTCAATCTCTGATCGACGCCCAGGCCGATAAGGATTCGTCAGGCCTGGATATTGCCGAGGCCGACCTGGCATACCGCAAAGCGGTAAAAAACCTCGATGGGGTGCGGGAGAAAAACAACCAGCTCGCCAAGGATGTGCAGGCAGCGAACGACGCCGGTATCGAGGGCTCGCAGAAGGTTCAGGACGCGAAGGAAAAAGTCGAGGCCGCCACCCGCGGGGAAGCCGATGCGCAGCGCGCCCTGCTAGAGGCAAACGAAAACGTGCTGGTCGCCCAGGAACGCCTCGACGACGCCCTGGAAAACCTAGCGAAGGGGGCATCTTCTGCCGCTGGTGGCGTCGACCCCTTCGCCGAAGCCCTAGCGAACCTATCCCCGAAAGCACAAGAATTCGTGCTGGCCATGCAAGCCCTGGGCGACCAGTGGCAAGACCTGAAATTCGCGGTACAAGATAACCTGTTCGACGGCTTGGCTGAGGACGTCACAAATCTGGCGACCGTGCAGCTCCCCGTGCTGAAGACCGGCCTGGCCGGCATCGCCAGTGAAATCAACACCGGGCTGCGCGCAAACATCGCAGCACTATCCAGTGAGGCTTCCCAAACTGGCCTGGCCACCATGCTGGAAAATACCCGGCAAACGCTTGCCGGCACAAACCAGGCTGCTGGGCCTCTCACCCAGGCCATTGTGGATATCGGCGCAGCAAGCTCCGCATATTTGCCCCAGCTAGGCCAATATCTGGGAGAGGCAGGTGCCCGCCTGGGCGAATTCCTCACCCAGGCAACCCAAACCGGCCAGTTCGACCAGTGGGTACAAAACGGCATCAACACCCTGAAAGGTATCGGCCAAACCCTAGCTGACGTGGGCGGCATCATCAGCGGCGTGTTCCAGGCCGCTGCCACCGCCGGCCAATCCTCACTGGGCCCACTCGGCCAAGTGCTATCCATGGTCAACGAGTTCGTCAATAGCGTGCAGGGGCAGCAAGCCTTAGGGTCGTTCTTCTCCTCTATGACTGATGGCCTGGCCGCCCTCATGCCCATCCTATCCACAGCCCTCACCTCTATCGGCACCACGATCATGCCGGCCATCAGCGATTTCATCCAGCAAGCCGCGCCAGGTGTTCAGGCGTTTGTGCAGGGTTTCGCGGATGGCCTGTCTGCTTTGGCTCCGGCGATGGGGCCGATTGGCCAGCTGCTGAGCGATATCGGTGCCGCGTTAGCACCGCTTCTCCCCGTGTTAGGCGAGTTATTAACTGCTGCCTTGGTGCCGGTGGCCCAGGGTTTGAGCCAGGTAGTAGGTGCTTTAGCGCCAGTGATCCAAATTGCTGCTACGGCCTTGACCCCACTGATTCAGCAGTTGGCCCCAATTTTCTCGGACTTGGTGGGCATGCTTGCCGATTTAGTGACGCAGTATTTAGGGCAGCTGATGCCGTTCCTTCCGCAGATGGTGGCGGCGTGGCAGCAGATCTTTGAGGCGGTGGCTCCGCTGATCCCGGTATTCACCAAGCTGGCGTTTGATATTATCTCTCCGCTGATCGGGGTCATTGGTGCTCTGATGCCAGCGATTGTGGGTCTGGTGCAGGTATTCGCCACAATTATTACGGCTGTTGCCCCGGTGATCGCTATTATCGGTGAGCTCATCGGCGCCGTCGTGAAGGTCCTGGCGGCAATCATTAACTTTGTGGTGCAGGCGGTCACGAACTGGGATTCCTTCAAAGCCCGGCTGGTTGCTGCTACTAGCCAGTTCATCACGAAGATCATTAGCTCCTTCCAACAGTTTATTTCCCGCGCCGTTAGCCTGATCGTTGATTTCGGCAAGCGGCTGGTGAACCAGTTCGTGGCCATGTGGAATAACGCCTCGGGTGCGGTCGCTAATGGCGTGAAGATCGTAGTGGAAAAGGTCAAGAGTATCCGCCAGCTGGTGCTTGACGTGTTCAAGGGCGCGAAGGACTGGCTGATTAATGCCGGCAAAACCATCATCAGTGGCCTGTGGAATGGCATGAAAGACATGTGGGAGAACGTTACGGAATGGTTTAGCGATAAGCTGAGCGCTATCCGCAGCCCTTTCTCCAGTCGCGCTAGCCGCCACGCCACCGGTTCGGTCCGCCGTTATGCTGCTGGTGGGGAAGACCATTCCCCGCAGATCGCCGCTGGTGGCGAATGGCGTGTATGGGCAGAGCCCGAGACCGGCGGCGAAGCCTACATTCCTCTGGCTAATGACTACCGGCGTGACCGCGCTGTGGCGATTACTGCCGCGGTAGCGGACCACTTCGGTTATAGTCTGGTGGATGCTAAGGGTAAGGGCTTCGCCCCGGTAGCGAAAGGCAGCCTAGGCCCCACTGACGTGCGCGCCTTCGCCGAGGGCGGTATCACCATTGAGGACCTGGATACGTTTGCTTCCGACCTGGAGGGCAAGCCTTACGTGTGGGGTGGCGTCCACTGGGGCGACTGTAGTGGCGCCATGTCGGCGATTGCCCGCTACACCGCGGGTGTTGACCCTTGGGGCGGTAGGTTCACGACCGCATCAGAAAAAGAAGGCCTTAACGCGCTTGGGTTCCTTCCTGGCCTGGGGCCGTCTGGGTCGCTACAGATTGGCTGGTATAACGGGGGCCCGGGTGGCGGCCACACCAGTGGCACCCTCCCGTCCGGCACGAATGTGGAGATGGGTGGTGGCCGCGGCAATGGCCAATTCGGCGGCAGTGCGGCACCTGCTAACCATCCCCAGTACACGGATCATGCGCATGTGCCGGCGGAGTTTTTCGCCCCGATCAAGGTGCCCCGCATGGGCGGCCTGGGCGATATTGATTTCGGCCACACCAACACTGCTGATGCTTCTGCCAGTGCTGTGGAAACCACCGACCCGGCGGGCGATAAGCTCAAGGCGTTCCGGGCGTCGGGTAAGTCTGACCCGGATTCGTATGTGACCGGGGCGAAATCAGATGGCCCATCCAGTATTTCGGAGATTGTTGCTGATTTCGCTAAGACCGCGGCGGCAGGCCACACTAAGGACCTGTTGGGCCTGGTTGGCGTATCTGATGATATCCCGATGGTGAAGGCCTATAGCCAGTGGCTAAAAGCCCGCCAGAGCGTATCGAAGCGTTCAGGCACCGCCGCGAAGCAGAAAGAAATCACCAGCCTGTCCCAGGCGGCAGCGAGTGTGATTGACGCCGACCCGCAGGTGGATACGGTAGAGGTCACTGGCCTGGACCTGGTAGGTGGCCTCTCACCGATCAAAGCGCCAAAAGCCGATGATGGTGACATCGACCATGTGTATGTGCCAGGCGGCGGCGCTGAGCAGTGGCGTGGCATGGCCATGGCGGCGATGCGCCGGGTCGGCTTCAACGCCGACGACCCGGCCCAGGTCAACGCCATGATAAAGCAGATCCAGTCAGAATCCGGCGGCGACCCGAACATTGCCCAGCAGATCGTGGACGTGAATGGGTCCGGGGAATCGGCGGGGGTTGGTTTGCTGCAGATCATTCCGGCAACCTATGCCGCCCACCGGGACCCCGAGCTACCGGACGACCGCAGGAATCCGTTCTCGAATATGGTGGCGGCCTTGCGTTACTACCGCAGCCGGTACGGTTTCGATTTGACCACGATGTGGGGGCAAGGCCACGGCTATGCAGGTGGTGGCCTGGTGGAAGGCCCTGGTGGCCCCACTGATGATCTCATCCCCGCATGGATTTCCAATGGTGAATTTGTGGTGCGTGAGGCGGCAACTAGGCATGCCAGGCCGCTGCTGGAAATGCTCAACGCCGATCCGCAGCACGCTAGGGCTATCACCCAAGCCGTCACGGGCACCCCACCGAACCCACCTGAGGAACCATCTGCGCCGGTGGAAGTGCACTATCACATTGAAACAAACAACGTGGAGGAAGGCCTTCGCCGGTCAGAGATGCACGCCCGGCAACAGGTCATGGCCATGAACGGCGCATAGCCGGTACACCGTTGGAAGGAGTTGGTTGGTTGTGTTGGATATTGGAACCCCCGCCCGCATCGACATCACGGATATCCACGGTCGCACGTGGACTGTTTCCGGTGCGGGTGTGGGTGCGGAAGGCGTCGAGCTAGCCGAGGACCCCCAGGGCCTGTTTGATGAGGCGCCGATCTCGGGAATCTGGCAGCAGTCGGCGTTCCAGGAGGGGTCCACCTACCTGGGTCACACTATCGAACCCATCGACCTCGTACTGGGTTTTGATATCTACGGTGATACCGGCGACTGGGAAACCATCGAATCACGATTTTATTCGGGCTTCGCCCCGGACACTCCCGCCACCATCATGGTCACCACCAACAGTGAGTGCCGCACCCTAGACGTCGTCAAGCTCAAGGAGAGCAAAACACAGTCGAAGAAAGACCCCAGGTTTCTCCACCACTCCAAACTCATCCTGAACCTGCGCGCCCCGTTCCCATTCTGGAAAGGGGACACGCACGTGGCCGCGTTCAAGGCCACCCCGGGCAGCACCAGCGGCACACTGGCGGTGCATAACCCCACCGATCGGCCTCTATGGTTGCAGTGGGCGATGACCGCACCCGGCCAGTGGACTATCCCCGATTATGATTTCGCAGACCCCACTGGCCGCGATGGGCGCCGCACCATCACCACCCCACAACTCCGCCCCGGGGAAGACCTCACGATCGACACCTACCCACGCCACGAACGCTACGTAGCCGCCAACGGCTCCAACATCGCAGGCCGGTTTGCCGGTGTGGATTTCCTCTACCCACTCCCACCCCACACACCACCCACCGTAGTGCCGGTCAGTGCCGCATTAACCGGGGGCGCGGAGTCATCTATCCAATGCCGCATGGTCGAATACTGGACCAGGCCCTGGGGCGGAAGGAGACTCTAATGACCACCACTCCGCACCTCATGCCAGGCACCCAAAACCTCGACCAAACCACCCTAGACCGGCTAGAAGCCGTGTGGCGGAAAGGCCAAACCCTCAGGCGGGGCCGCATCCTAGCCCGCCGCACCCCACCCCTCATTCGGCTGTGGGATGGTGACTGGAACCTCAAAGGCCGCCTGGTAGACGCCATCCACGCAAAATTCCAGTGGAAACTCAACGACACCGGGGCCGGTACCATCACCATCCCGATAGACCACTGGCTCGCCACCTGGGCCCTCGACCACCATAGTCGCCCCACAAAAAACATCCACATCACCATGGACAAAGACGGGGCCAGGTGGTCCGGCCGCCTGAAATCCACCCGCCTAGTAAAAGAACGCACAGGCCAAAGATACCTGGAGCTGAATTTCCTCCACGACTACGAAGAGCTGAAACACGTTTATGTGTGGCCGAACCCGCTCACCCCGGCAGCGGTCCAGTTTCCCCGCACGTTTATGTTGCTTGGCCCCTCCCGGTGGGCACTCAAAACCGCCCTCATGCTCAATATCTGGCGCTTGGAGGGTTCCGTGTGGGCGCTCCCCGACGACCCGCTCGACCTCACCGAATGGACCGACACATTCAACCCCCGCACTTGGGCAATCCAAGTCGCGCCGGGGCGGATCGGTGGTGATACCACCCCGTGGACCATTATCTCGTCGCGGATGAAAACGTGGCACGACATGGCGGCCAGTCCGTTGCGGCAGGCCCAGCTGATGGTGGAATGCCGCAGGTACCTGACAGGGGATCCGCTCCCGTGGCCGGGCGCGAAGATCCGGCACGGGTGCCTGGTTGTCGACATCGTGGATAAGTCCTCGTGGTTCGATCCTGAAGGCACATCCCTGTGGGGCACTATCCGGGCAGGCTTCCTCCGCACCACCCAACAACTGGTTGGCCATAACGTGGACACCGACCACACAGTGATCGCCAACCCAAATATCCCGGTGAAGTATTCTGCCCCGAATTGGCTCGGCACCATCCCCCAATGCCCATATGTGCTGTACCGGGATGCCCCACTGACCGGCATAGAGGCCGCGGATTTCACCTGGGAACCCGCCACCGCGGTGCAAATCCTCACCGGCGGCCACTCCACCTACGGTGTCAACGAAGCCCTATCTTCTCTGGTAACACTGGTTGGTAATTATTTGGGCATGTTTATCGCCACACCGACCATCGGCGTTATCGCAGACACTCTCCTTAAACCCTTCTACGAAGACACCCTTCTGGCCTGGATGTCGCTAAAATCACTCCAGCGCAGCCGCACCTTAGGCTGGTCAAAATACTGGGAACACTTCGCCGACGGAGCGGACCGCGGCTACACGCTTTCCGCTCTGGCCGCGCTCCGGGAGGGTTTTTGGGACACCCGTGAAAAAACCTCCCACAAACTCACCCTGGGGGATGGCGCCCCATGGTTTATTGGTGACCGTGGCCAGGGCCATTTCTTCCTGGGTGATCGGATCGGCGCCACCATTAAAGGCCTCCCCGGCGGCCAAGTGGTTGTCGAGCAGGTCACTGAAATCACCTACGAGCTAGACCGCGATACCCGCGGTTGGGCGTGTGTCTGCGGTGACCCCCAGGCCCAGTACTCACCCCTGGAACAAATCCTCACCAGAGTGAAGTCATCTATGAGCAGTATCCATGATCTAGGAGTCATCTAATGCCTATCCCTCTCCAAGCTGCCTGCGACCCGGAGTCCCCTGAAGAACACGCCCTCTGGGCACTTATCGGCCTGGCCGGACCTGCAGCATCCGCCCCCCTCGTGGTCCCCACCAGTACGCTCCGGCAATGGTCTGCGCATCTCTACCGGTGCGGCTTCCGCCACCACCCAGAACTGCAGGAAATAAAATACGTGCCGCCCCGCGGCCCGCACGATTGGATCACCGCAGCCGGCGGCACATGGGTAGACATCAACCAGCCACTACCACCGGAAGTAACCACCCCGGATATCTCTCATCTTTCCATGGCGGAAAAACGTGCCCTGCTCAACCAGCTTACCGACGACCTCACACCCCCAGAACCCACTACACGGCAGGAGGCGACAGTAAACTATGACTGACCCAAAGGCCCTCATCGAAAGCGGCGACTACCCGCTAAAAACCACCGGGGACACGCTAGTAGGGGCCCAGGTCAAAACCATCACCCCCTACACCGAGCAAACCGTCAAAGACCGCGCCCGCCGCCAGGCACTCGAAGCCATGCCCTTCGGAAAGAAAGGGTTACCCGAGCTCATGGCCGACCTAGGAAAAACTGTACTTAGCGGCATCGCCGACATCTTCCGGGCTCTCGCTACCGGCGCCACGTTTGTCGTTAAGACCGGCTTGGAATTCATCGGCAGCCTACTCAACCGGGTCTTCGAAGCCGTGGGGAGCCTCATCAAACCGATGCAGAAAGAAATCAAGACCGGCCTCTCCGGCCAGCTTGCCCTCAACGACCGCATCGACCTGCTCGACGGCGCGCCGGGCTATGTGTGCGCTTATCAGACGGTGAATTTGAATAGTGCCTGGCAGGCAAATACGGCGCGGACTTTGCCTTTTAAGGGGCAGGTGGGGCCGGCAAAGAACGCGCATCTTGATACGGAAAACGGCATGATCGTGCTGGATGCCAAAGGCTTGTGGACGTTTAACGCTCGGTGCCACATCGGGAAAACTATCTATACCGGCTGGGGTTACTGTGATGTGAACCTGCTGGTGTACACGCCTGAGGGGCAGTTGTATCACGAGGTGGCTGCTACTTTTGAGACTCCGCAACAATATGCGCAATCGCTGGTGCTGGCGACGGAACCGGTGGTGGTTGACCGGCCTGGTTATAAGGCAAAGATCCAGATCTACATGGCGAACTGGCGAACGTGCTACGGCGGTACCCGTTATTCCAGCTTTTCCGCGATTCGTCACTCTCATGAGGTGGAGAACCTTGGTGAGCAGACTGTCCGAGACGAAGTATAAAACCGACAACAAGGAGGAAAAATATGCGAACATTAATCATTGACCTGCGTGATGTGGGTGGTAAACCCCACCCGGAAGACTACGTGCTCTTGCAAGCACCAGCGCTACGCGGGTCCGTTGAATCCACCGGGGCCGTCATCATGACCGCCCCGGTCCATGTTGATCTGACCGATGGTAAAGCTGAAGTTCAGGTGGAGCCGGGTCCGCTGTTGGTGCAGATCCGAACCCAATCCGTCCGCGACTCCGGCCCGCTTGAGGTCATCGTTCCTGAAGGCACTGGCCCCGTATCACTGCGTACCTGTATTGAGCGTAGCTTCCAATACCGGCCGGCGGTGGAGTCAGCAGTGGCGGCGGATGCTGACCGCGCCTATGCTGCCTTGCAGGGTGCCATCACTGCGGAGCGCGCGGCGGCCCAGTCCGCGAAGGCGGCAGCCACTGCTGCGGAAAATGCTAATGCTGCGCTGCGGCCGACGCCTCCCGCAAGTGCCACTGTGCAGGGCAAGATTCAGCTTGCCGGTGACCTGACCGGCACCGCCGCCGAGCCTAAAGTTATTACTGCGGGGGACGTGGATTTCAGTATCCATCATGATGCGCCGCGTGCCGCGTTTGTGAAGACTCGGGCGGATGGGCAGATCGCTATCACCACGCCCTCGATCGTTAAGCCGGCTCATGCAACCAGCAAGGACTATGTGGACAAAGCCGATAACAAACTCCGGCTGGAGAAAGCCGATAAGGAGCACACGCACCAACTCCGTGATATTCAGGGGCTTCCGGCGGCAGCATCAACGTTCCTGACTCCTGGCCAGGCTTCCCTCATGATTCGTAGTGATACTGGTAATGCGGATATCGGTGATCCCGTCATCGCCACCCATATTGCTAATAAGGGCTATGTTGATACCAAAATCAAGGAGGTAAATCGGCGCCTTGATGTACCGGAAGAAGATATGGTCCGTTGGGATGACGGCGGAATCGTTTTCACCCGGATTGGCGCCATGGTGTGGGCCGTTGTTGGAGCTGCCGCCGCTGGTGTGAAAGGCACCCTCCCGCCGAAATTCCGCCCCCCGCACCGGGATGTGGATTTCTTCCTCACCAGCCCAGAGAAACGCAGTGCCCCCGGTTGGTGCACCATCACGAAGGAAGGCGTGGTGAGCGTGAATTTCTCGGACCCGGCAGCAAAGACCGGGTATGGCATGGGTATGTATATCCGAGATTTCGCCATCGACTAACAAGCAAACCCGGCACTAACAAATGCGGAAACCCCCCGCCGCCCTCACACAACAAGGGCAGGCGGG